TACAGCAGAAAAGATATGGCTTGAACCTATACTTGGGACACCACTTTATGAAGAGTTATTGGAACAAGTTAACAATAATGAGGTCACACCTGAAAATAGCACTTTGTTACTTCAAATATACCCTTATCTTTCAATGTGTGCAGTATATGAAAGTTTACCTTTCATTATATTTCATGTAAGCGAGGTTGGTATAACAAAAGGTAAATCAGATAATTCAGACAGTCTTTCATCAAAAGATACAAATTATATCAATTCACATATAAAGGCACAAGTTGAAGTATGTAAGACATTGCTAAAAAAATTCTTGAACGAGCATTCAGATACATATCCTTTATATAGACCAGATGACTGTGGAAGTTGTTCAAGTGACAATATATGCGATGATTATTTTTGGATAGTAGACTATTATAATGGTGGTTATATGGAACATGATTGGATATATTATGTTGCTTTATCTGAACAACAAAGAAAAAAACCCAATCCAAATTTACAACTATATACTACTAGACGACCTTATCTTGGAAGAAGATAAAAATAAAAAAGCCCTTCGTTTCACAACGTGGGGCTTTTATTATTTAATAATAACTAAAAATTCTAACATCTATGAAAGTACCAAGACTATTTATCACAAACCATCTTGGGAGTAATGTATAATAAAAATTCTAATTAAAAACAATATATAAACTTAAAATAATTTCTTTTTAATTCTTTCATTTCAATAAGGGTAGGAGACGAATATAAAATATGTTGATATATGAAATTTAAAATGAACGTTTTTGTCTCCTACCCTGCAACAACAAATAAAAACTTTTAAAAACAAAATGAAAGAATTTAATTCGTTTTTCACAATGCAAATATACAACTAATTTTGGTATCATCAAAAATTATATATTTAAAATATCTTAAATATGTTCCCTTACCTGCATCAATATATGAAAATATTTTCTTTCACTTTCCTCACCATTACATTCAATCATATGGTCAGATAATAGGTTATGACTTAACATCATAAGTGTTATACTCTTTGAAAGTCTTTCTACATCAAAATGCAGTTTTTGACTTGTGAAGATATTGATGTAATAAGCTTTGTTAGGGTAAAACATATAATCTTCAATCCTTGTAATGAAATCACTTATAAACAAGTCATTCTTATCATCAATATCCAATTCCAACATACCACCATAAGTAGTGTTTATCCATTCTTTCTTGTTGAAGCCATCAGTTTGTATTGTTCCCATACATTCTATAATTATCTGATTTGAAATCTCTTTTTAAATTCAGGAGTGTATTCTGTGATAAGTTCTATCAATTCTTTCACTCTTATATTTAATGTACTTGAAAATCTTATCTTGGAAGCTCTTCTTCCCATCATATCTTCAATCCTGAAATATTCAATAACTTTTTCCCTTAACCATGAAACAATATCATTATTAATTTCTTCTTCATTGTTTAGTTCTGTATTTAAATATTTTTTAAGTTTATTGGAATCAAAACCATACCATTCATAACAATGAACTGTTAAAATATATTTTCTTCTATCTTTATTGATATTCACAATAGCACCAGGTATTACTTGTTTAATCATCCATTGATAAACAAATTTATTGAAATTCAATGTTTTACCTAAATTAAATTCAACTGTGAATTTATCACCTTCATGAATATCATAGAAATGTAATTCATGGTCTAAACTTTCTACAAACTCTTCAAATTTTGCTCTTTCAATTGATAAATCTTTCATATTACTTCTTTTATTATTTTACAATTATAAATTCTATATTGATATATACTTCATTGTATCTGTTTTTACTTTTAAAAACTTCCATTTCCAATATAAAATATTTATTTTTATGTAATTCATCTTCCAATAATTTTTTGAAAACTACCAAATTGAAATTCTTTTCTTTTGAATAGTTTCTTTTTCTGTTATATGCATGGCAATCACATAATCTGTATGAAACTCTATCATATGTTTCTACATCTTCCTTCAATTTAGCCAAATCAAGTTCACTAAGCAAATCATCTATGATTTCATCATACAGTTGTTTATCTTCCATTTTCTTTTAGTTTTTAAATTAGTTTATTACTTTCATTTCTTAATCACATTGCAAAGATAAGTAATTCTTTTCAATCTACCAAACTTTTAATGTTAATTGATGTTAATAATTGAATATTACATTGCTGACACAGATAAATGAAAGGTATTGCCTTTACTATTTTTTCAATTGTATTGAAATTACCTTCACTTACACTTGAAAGAATTATCTTAGGGTCACTGTTAATAAGTATTTGGAAATTGTAATTTTTTCCCTTAACTGTATAAATTTTACTTTCTTTTTCATTGAAATTGGAATATGCTTTAAACAGTCTATTCACAATTTCCAAAATTGTTTCTTTATCCATAGGTTATAATATGCTTTATTTGTTATTGGGTTTTCGATTTTAGGCACTTTCTCCCTTTGAGGGTACTCTTGTATTACCTTGAAGAAAAAAGTCTTTAAAATCACTTATTTCATCTTCATTCACTTGAAGTCTTTTTAAGACCTTCATTACACACTTTTCATTGGAAGAAGATAAAAATAAATGTGTAGTAATAAACATACTACACCTTTTATATTTTAATACATACCAAGAGCTAAAAAATTAACACCAGGTAGTGGTATGATACCGTTTTCATAACAACTACCAAAATAGTTTAAACATGAAACGGCTTCTCTTATTTTATTTACATTACCATTGTTGATATTAAGTATTTTAATATCAGGTGTTTCTGTTATTAACAGTTTAAACTCATAATCTTTTCCTTTTATTACTTTCTCATAAGGTATCAATGGAATATCATCACTTTCGTTAGTTGGTATTCCATAAAAATTAAATTTACCATATTCCATGTATATATCATAAAATATATCTTCACCTTGTTTAAAAAAATCATTTAAATTTTCCATTTTCTCATTGTTTAATGTTAATAATTAATTATTTATTATTGTTAAAATTCCTGCATTTTTGCATAAATATAAAAAAGGAATTGCCTTTACAATCTTCTCTATTATATTAAAATTTCCTTCTGTTACCATAACTAGTATTATTTTTGGGTCGTTATTCAACATTATCTTGAAATTATAACTCACACCTTTAACTGTATATTTCCTAGGTATTTTTTCATTGAAGGTTTCATATGCTTTATATAACCTTCTTGTTATTTCAATTATTGTTTCTTTTTCCATATTCATTTTAAGCTTGTTTAAGACATTTTTATTATTGACTTGACATGTTATTCATTATTTTTATTAAAGTTGGTTAGAAATGATTAAAACCACTAAATCCACAGGATTAAACCTGTAATACCAGATAACTTAACAATTGATGTTATCAAAGGAAACATTATTCCATTATCTGGTATATAATTTAAATTAAACCTTGATATAAGTTGAACTATGTTTACTATAGCTAATAAACCTATTATTCCTATGGTTAACCATGTTGATACTAAGAATAAATATTTTGCTATCATCCAATATGATTCTGTCATACCAATACTATATTTTATAAGATATTGGTTAATTATCATAATGATTGAACAAAACATCAATTGTTTAGATACATTTATAAATTCTTTTTTCATATCATTTAATTTTTATTATAGTTAATTTCTAACAACTCTACAAAGATAATACATTTAGTTGGAATTATAAAATTATTTTAGTTAAAAATGGTTAATTCATTTCAAGGCTCTACATTCAATTATTTTTAGTAAAGATATATAAGTTATTAACAAGCTTAATAAAGTCTCTTAAATCTAAAATAAATAACATTCTCATTGATTATATGGTTAATTATATACATTAAGTTTAAAATGGTTTTCTATTAACATAATTTCAACCTCATCAGTTAATACTGGTTTTACTCTTTCCCAACATTCTATATCTTTTTCAAGTTTACTTATGATTAATTTCGCATTGCTTGAAAAAGCAAAAGTATAGTAACTATAGTTTGTTGAAATTTTTTCTAATTTTTCCTTATATATACTAGTTAAATTTTCTTTTAAATTTATATTATATATAATATCTTTATTTTCTATATTATCTATATTAATATTATCTATATTGGTGTTCACTTTTTGCGGTTTTTGATGTTCACTTTTTGCGGTTATCATTGCGGTATTTGTTGCGGTTTTATAAGTTGGTACATAATCACTATTTTTATAATTCAAAGTTTTTATCTTATTATCTGGATTTTTAGTATCTTCAATTGACATGTTATCATATTCAATAATCTTACCATAATTTAATTTATAATAATTTGATATTTTTCTGCATTTACTTCCAACACATTTAACATCAATAATACCATTAACATATAAAGTATCTATGGTAACAATTACCAAGTTCTTTGATAAATTTGATTCTTCTTGTAAATCATTATTAGAACGAAAGAAATACCCATCTTCATTCGCATAGCATGAAGATAATTGAATTAGTGTGAATAACATGCTTCGGCAGTTATTATCAAGCAGTAACATTAATTTAGTTGGAACTGCTGTAAATTGAAATTCTTGTTTCATATTAAATAAATTTTAATTTTATTATCATCTTGTTTCAAATTAATAAATGGAAGGGAAGATTCGAAACAAGAAGAATCTTCCCAATGAGTTGCAATCTCATCCCATTTATTTTGCAAATATAACAATATATATCAAATTAACAAAGAAAAGTAAATTAAAATATGTTAATTTTTCATATGTTATATAACTATGTTTAAAAACATATGAAAATAATTATAAAAACACTTGACTTTTCAATAGCTTTTATGTATTTTATATACAAAGATTAATTTATGGAATATATAGAGTTCATTGGGAAAAACGTTCCAAGTAAAAAGAATAGTAAAATAATAACTAAGAATAGAAGAATTATCTCTTCTAAACTAACAAGAGACTATGAAGAATGGATTATACCATTAATAAAAGATAATTCAACAGAATGGCTTAAAATGATTAATAACAAGGAATATCCATATAAGGTTGGTTTTTATTTTTATAGAGATTCAAGAAGAAAATGGGATTTTGTTAATATAATTCAAACAATTGCCGATGTTATGCAAGAACATGACTATATTAAAGACGATGATACAAAACATTTTATTCCGATATATTTAGGTGAAGAGTTAACAAATAAAGAAAAAAGTGGATTTAAAATGAAACTTTTGTAATTTAACAGATATTTATAATTGTAAAGAAAAGTTAAAAATATGAATGAAGTACAAACAGCAAAAGGATTGATAACACATTTTATCAATTTATATCGACAAGGAAAATTTACAAAAGAACAAATGAAAGTTGAATTGGATTTTCAAAAAAGAAATTATCCAACAATGTACAATGAAAGTTTAAGAATAATTAACAGTTTAAAAAATAAATAAATGATAGGTTTAATTATAGTTATATTATTGATAATCATAGCAGTATCACTTACTGGATGGGCTTGGCTATGGTGGTTGCTTGGTCTACCAATTGCTATCTTTTTAGGTGTGGTCTTGGTACACATAATGGTAATAATAATGGAAATCAAAGAATGGTTTCAAAGTAAATTTTAAACAAAAATGATGGTACAGATTAATTTATATACAGCATTAAGAATTATCAATTTATTGGAAAAATTGAATTACAATGAAGTTTCTTTAACAATCGGAGAGTTACAGGAAGCTATCAATAATCCAATAAAAGAAACAAACAGTTCAACATACAACGGATTAATTTACACAGATGATATGGATGTGGCTGAAGATGATTATAAAAATACAAACAATAAAAAGAATAGAATTGGTTTAAAATGAAAAAAGATGTTAATAAAAAATGTGAAGAATTTCTTAAAGCAGTATTTGATATACATGAGGACACATTGGAAAATGTGATGTATTACAAGAGATTATTTGACAAGTATAACAAATACAAGATTATTATAGGAGATTTACCAAATAACTTCTCAACAAGTCTTATATTGGATTCGATATATTGTACTGACTTGGAAGAGATGGTTCATATCGTCAAGAAAGTATGCTGATTATAATATTTTTTATATGGTTGTTCATTTTATTTTATAATGACACCATACAGGGATTAAAGAATATATTCCAAGACTTGTTATTAGGATTCACTTATGTAATAGCTGGAATAATAAGAATAATATTTTACATAAAAAACAAATGGAAATCTGTGAAATGAGAGTAAGAGGTAAAAACAACAAACTATATACTGTACATGCTGTTGCAAACCAAGACAGGTTATATGAGGGTTACAGTGACTTATTGAAAAAATATAATGGATATGTTGTAAAATCATTGTATGATTTAAAGAACATAAATAATAAGACAATATTCTTTATAATTGAAAATGGTGTTTATTATGTTGTAACACATAAATCAATGGAAGAATGTATGTCAGAATTATTGGAAAAATATAAAAATGACAAATAGTTTTTTTAACAGTTGTGAAAGGATAGATGACAGATATTTCAAATATTTCAATGACAAGGTTGATTGGTTCAAGGAGATAAACAGGAACGGTGATTTGGACAGGATAGACTGGACATGTGTGAACAGGACTGGAACAACTACTAATTGTGAGTTGAAACTCAGGGACAATCATATAAACCAGTATGACGATGTTTACATTGAAGTGGATAAATATAAACATTTAATGAAACGTTGGAAAGAGAACAAAGAGATTCCATTGTATATAAATTTCTTTCAAGACGAGAAACATGTCGCTGTTTGGGATTTAAGAAAAGTAAACAAAATGAATTTTTATCCATTCGCAAGAATCTATAACAAAGGGAAACAGAGATGGGAAGAAGTTGAAAGATATGGCTTATTTCCAAGGGATTCAATGTTCTACATATATGATTATAATGAAGATAAATATATCAGACAGTGGCAGGAAGAATATCAGAAATAGATAAGAACAAACCAATAGACCCATTAAAAAAAGAGATGGCTGACAAATGGTTAAATTATATTAATTCAATTTATATTGAATATAAAAATAAATTTGAACAATATTGCAATTCAGTTAAAAAAAAATTTGAAGAAGATGTTTATTCTGAAACAATATTAAACTGTTATGATTCCATTTGTCGCAATGGTCTTAAAGATACTTCAGAACAGGGTATGAAAAACTATCTGTTCCAATCATTCAAAATGAATATAGTAAGAAGCGTTACATATGCCAGACAGACAAAAAGAACTTATAATATCGACATAAGCGAAGCGCATGAGGAATATCTCATGAAAAATGAACCTCTTCATTTAAAGATAAAGAAACAAATGTTGAATGATTTTACAGTCACTTATATCCTTTATAATGTGGAATTAAATTTTGATACTGTAAGTTTTTTCTGTTTTAGAATAAAGCATCTTATTCCAAAAATGACATATCAAATGCTAAGAAATATAACAAATATTAATGATTGTAAAAAAAGGGTCACAACAATAAATAAATGGGTCAGGGACACTATAAACAAAGAAGAGGTATATAAAGAGTTCATCAAAGCATATCCTCAATTCGAATAAAATATGTTTAGATAAAAATTATATAATATGTTATTTTTTACAATATTTTTATTTTGGTTAATTTTCATTTCAATATTTTATGGTGTTTGGTATTTATTAGAAAAATATTATCCCAAACCATTCAGTTGTTTTGATTTAAAACCATTCAATTGCCGAAAATGTTTGACAACATGGTCTATGTTGGGCACATATATAAGTGTAGGATTAATGTTAAATAACTATGTATTTATGGTTGCTGGTATTGTAATTTCAATTCTTTCTGGTTTAGCATTATACATAGATGAAAAAAATAGATTTAAGATATGATATTAAGTGATGAAGATATAGAATTTATTAATTGGGCTTCAGGAGTTATCAATAAAGGTAATTATCCAAGCTCACAAGCGATTACAGATTGTTACAATCGCTGTTTCGCAGATAGACTAAAGAGACCTTTAAACAACACATCTTGTGGCTCGTGCATTCGACAGAGAGTGTTTGAACTTAAAAGAGATATGGATATTGAATTAAGTAAAATTAACAAAATATTAGAAGAAAAATCTGAAGAAAATCCTGTTAACCAGACAGGTGAATAAGTTAAATAATATAAATTAGCTTTAATTTTTAGCTTATTTTTTGATTATCAAAAAGAAAAGAAATTACCTGACAGTTCGTGATGAATAGTCAGGTTTTATTTTTTAATATGTTTATTTAAAATAAATTAAGATAAATTATGGCAATGACATTTGAAAGAGCTGAAAAAATAAACCAGCTATGGAGTGATATTATAAATGGTTATTCAAGATATGAATTAATGAGACGTTTGGAGACTGACTATTATGGATGGGAATCGGACAAATGGGCACAGTCTCAAAAATATAAATACCTTAAAGAAGCATATGATAAGTGTGCAATTGAATTTGCAGAGAACAGGGAAAAACAAAGACAAATAATGTATGACAGGTATTTATCAATATATCAGGATGCAGTGGATGCAAGGGATAGGGGTAATGCAACCAAGGTACTGGATTCATTAACCAAACTAATGGGATTGAATGAACCAGATAAAATTGATATTAAACAGGAAGTCAAAGTATCAGTTGATTTCAATATAAACAACAATGAAGATGATGAATAATGGAAATTAAGTTAAATTTTAAAATCAATTTAACAGAACCCCAAAAAGAACTTTACAATGCTGTACATGATAAGGACAATAAATATATATTGGCAAACTATTCAAGACAGCAAGGTAAGACTACAATCATCATGTGCATAATAATTGAATATTTATGCAAGAAAAAATACAATATAGCATATGTGTCACCGACATTGAAACTATCAAAGAAAGTGTTTAAGGAACTTAAAAACCTGCTTGACGGTACAGGACTTATAGCAGCTTCCAATGCAACAGACCTTATAATAACATCCATAACAGGTTCTACCCTTAATTTCTATTCATCTGAACAGGCAGATTCAATTCGTGGTGTTTCCAATGATATATTGGTAATTGATGAGGCTGCTTTCTTGAATGAGGGTACAGATGGAAACAACATATGGTGGAATATCTTATTCCCAACTATTAAAGTAAAGGGGAAAAAAATAATTATGATTTCAACCCCTAATGGAAAAACAGGTTTCTGGTATGAATTGATACAAAAATCTTTACAAGGAGAAAAAGGCTACCATTATATAAAGAAAACCATATATGATGATTCACTTCTTGATAAGGAAGATTTGGAAAGAATGAAAAAGGATTATCCTGAATTGGCTTTTAGACAAGAGTTCTTATGTGAGTTCTTGGATGATGCTCTTACTGCTCTTCCAGGCTACACAGAACAGTTTATAGATTATGAATTCAAACAAACTAAAACATGGATAGGGGTTGACCTTTCAGCTAATGGTTCTGATAATACAGTGGTAAGTGTCATAAATGATTCAGGTTATACTATCCAATATTTGATAAAGGGAACTTTGGATAATAAATATAAACAAATAGCTGAAATTATAAATAACACAAATAACTTGATAGGTGGTTATATTGAACAGAACGGTATAGGTGAACCAATGTTGAATGAGATTATGAAACTTATCAAACAAAATAAAAGGGACAAGATTAAATATTGGCTGACAACCAATGATACCAAACAGGATGCAATAAATTTACTTTCACTTGACATATCAAATAAGAATATATGGTTTAATAAAGATAATATGATGCTGTATTCAGAGATGGGGGTATTTATATATAAATTATCCAAGACACGAAAAGTAATATATGAAGCTAAGGCTGGTTTCCATGATGACCATGTGATGTCAGTCGCTTTAGCTAATATGGCAAGGAATGATTTCAAAAGTTATGGTGGTGAGAATTATATATTTATTAAATCAAGGAAATCTGAAATATAAAAATAATATGTTTAATTAAAATTAATTAATATATGGCAAGACCTAAAAAAGTAGTTATTAAGGATTTTGGAGATTTTATTGTCCCTGAAAAATGGGAAGATATTAATCTGAAGAAGTTCCAACAGATAATGAGATTATATGAATCAAGCGAAAACAAACCAGATATGGTAGACCTTATATCAATACTTACTGATAAGGATAAAGAAATAATTAAACAGCTTCCAATGGATTTTATTGATAAGATAATGGTAAGGTTATTGTTTTTGAATGAACCAATCAAATGCAATGATTCAAATAAAATAACAATTGACGGAGAAGAATATTTGATAAACCACATGGAACAGTTGAAATTCATGGAATATGTGGATGTAAACACACTGCTTGACCATGACAGACTGAACTATGCTGGTATTCTTTCAATCCTTTGTAGAAAAAAGAATGAAGAATATAATGATGATTATATCAATAATATTTTACAAAAAAGATTGGAAATGTTTGAGAAACAACCAGTTACAAACATCATGCCACTTATAGGTTTTTTTTTACTCTTGTCAAACTCATTCGAAGCACGTTTGCAGTCATATTTGACGGAAGGAAAATCTCAAATAAACCAATTGCTGAAGGATATAGGAGATTCACTCAAAAATATGGGTTTCAAAAAATACTCTATGATTTGTCAAATGATTCGTTTGAAAAAGTTGCAGAAATTGGCAAACAGTATCTAACATCCGTTTTGTTTTATCTTACATACCTGAAAGACAAGAGTATGGCTGAGATGGAACAGGATGCGTTAGATGAACAAATAAGAAAAAATAAAAGTAGATAAAATATGTTAAAACAATTAATAGAGTATATTGGAAACACAGCTTTGAAACACGTCGCTGTTAAACAATTTAAATACCAAAAAAGAATTATGATTAACCAACAAAATAACAATGGTTATATACAGTTCATAATAGAAACCGACCCATTCTTTCAATTAATAAAAACATCTAATGTTTACACATTAACATTAAATATTGATATATTAGCTTTTCCAAATAGTGATTATAATGTACTTGATTGTCAAAATGATTGTTTTACTATTGGTAATGAAATATTGTGGTATATATCAACTGATGATACATTTATGGGACAAGTATCTATATATGATTATTCGTTTTTAGCGTTGGAAAATTTTACAGATGATAATACAGCTGGACAAAGAATATCACTTGAATTAATCGTCCCAGACCCTATAAATTTATGTGAGTATAGAAATAATTTTAATGAGGATAATATGCAAGTAGAAGAAGATAAATCAATTGTTTTAATAAATTCATATCCTGAATCAAAATCAAATGATTTAATATTAAATCCAATTAAACTAAAAACTAAGAAGTGATGGCACCAGATGTTAAAAAAGCTATAGAAGTAATAGGTAAAGAAATAGTTAAATTAGCTCAATATATTATGGATAGTGATATTGGTATTAATGAAAAGGTTAGTAAAAACACATTAAAAGATTCAAAACTAAAATCAGATATATTAACTAACATTATTGAAAATGATAATATAGTTATCAATACACTATTTAATAATTATATTGTCTATCTTGAATGGGATAGACCTCCATTTTATAAAAAAACAACTGGCATACCACCAATAAAAGCATTAATACCTTGGGCTAGAAAGAATGGAATATCAACGGATAATTCCACACTATATGCCATAGCTTATGCTATATTTAGAGATGGACATAAAGGTAGACCTATATTAGCCATGTTAGATAAAAATGTTGATAATTATTGGAATGATAAATGGGCTAATGATTTATTTGAATCTATAATAAAAGAATTAAACAATTATTTTAAATGAATATAACATTAAATGGGTTAGACAACCCTAAAAATATAATAACATTATCTGATTGTCCTACTATATTAACAATAAGCGATGATGGTTATGGAGATAAAGCTATGTTAACAATTGAAGTAGCTAATCTTAATTCCGTTACTGAAGGTAATAATATTTATATTGAAATAAATGGTGAAAGAATCACATCTACATATGATTTAAATGAAGTAATAAATAGAAATTTTTATATCAGTAATGATAATAGTTTGACTAATAAAGCATTTGTAGCTCAAACTATTGTTAATGCGTTAAGAAGTTGCCCTCAATTGGATGCAAACTATAATATTTATCAAGGCATTCAATCATCAACAATGTTATCAAATATAATATATGTTGTTGCTAAAGATATTGGCGGCAGAAACAATTTAACATATTCAACTAATGCAAGTTTAATATTTAATATAAGAAACACAATAGGAAGTTCAACAGGTGAATTATCATCAAACATAAAAACTATGGTAAGTGTTGATATATATGCATTATATGGAAACACACAACCAAGATTAGGTGGAGATACAGTTCCTAATGGAGAATATGTGACAACATTGAGAAAACAATATTATAAAGATGAAACACATTTTGACTTATCGCCTATTTTAACAACATTAACTAATAATAATGATACAACGGCTTATTTGCTTTATTGTTATGCAACTATTGATAATAAATTGCAAACATTAGGTCAAATAGGTTACAATTATGTTGTGAATGGATATAGTGTCAATCAAGGTGGCACATATATACCTAACTTCACAAATATTAAATTAGCACAAAATGTTTCAAGAGGTACTTCAAGAACACCTATAAATTCTACAATACTTTATACTTATGAACCAAGAGTAACTTTTAGTTTATTCAGTCAATCTAATATTAATTCTTTACAGTTAACCGTTTCATATAAAGATAGTCAGTTAAATGAATTGGCATCAGAATTAAAAACTATATTTATAACAAATAATTTAACTAAAGTTGATTTGGGTTTAAATACTGTTAATTTTGGATTAGCGGATTATGTTGATATTTCAATTCCTAATCTTGGGATGTTAAGATATAATATATTGAAACCAATAAATGCAACAATTGAAAATTATAGAATATATTATAATAATTCATATGGTGGTGTGAGTTTCTTTGATTTTACTGGTGACAGAACCGAAGATAGAAAATTGACAGTAGATACTTATCAAAAACAATTGTTCAATTATTATAAAGAAAGTTTACAAGAATTGGAAAAAGTATATAATAAGGATGTAACAATTACTGTAACATTAAAATCACATTTAATTCCAAAAGATGCAACATGGCAATTCTATGACCTTCAAAATTCAAAGAATGCATGGACTGAAATAAATGGCATGACTTATTCAATAATAATAAATGATGTCAGTATTGATGAAACGTCAACGGATGGAGTATATGAAGCTACTGTTAAATATACTTATTCTCTTGCAGATGATTTTAATTAATTTTAAATCCCTTGTAATAAACAAGGGATTTTTTGTTTCCAATATGTTTAATAAAAATAAATTAATATGATACAAAAAAGACATTACATAAGTATTGTTGTAAATGGTAATGAAATAGAATTGGAAAAACAAGAATCACTAAATTTGAGAATAAACAATGTGATATTCAATCCGACAGAAATTAATTCAAAACAAGGTGAATATTCATTTTCTTTTGATTTACCTATTACAAATAAGAATAGTAAGATATTTTCATATTCAAATAATTTATCAAAAGTTAATAAATTTAATAAAAAATATGAATGTATTGTATATGCTGATGGAACGGAAATATTCAATGGGAAATTAATAGTAAAAAGTATTAGTAATGAATCTTTCAAATGTAATATATACACAGCTAAATTAAATACAATAGAAGATATATTTGGTGATTCTGTATTAACTAATATTAAATGGGAAGTACCATTTGAAAACTATGAAACTATAAATGGTGTTAATGCAGATTTATCAACCAAATATTTTTTTCCATTAGTAAGTTATGGAGTGTTTCAAAAAGTACCGTCATCATCATCCTATGATATTAATTCATATTCACCAATTCATCTATTGGATAATACAACAAGATTTTATTGGGAAACATTTGTTCCATCACATAATTTGTTGGAAACTGTTAAAAAATGTTTTGAATATAAAGGATTTGAATGTAGAGGTGATATTTTTGAAGATGCTATTGCCAATTCAATATATATATCTTCAAATTTAAAAAGCGAGCAACAACCTTATTATAATTTGGGTAATCCTGATTTTGGGAAAGTAGTTATTGATTACAGTTGGAGTAATTGGAAAAATATGAACAATAATAACAATAATAGATTGGGATATTTGGAAAATGATTTGACCCATCAATATGACCCATATAATTCTGAATATAAAAATTTTGAAAAGGTATGTGTGTATGATATGTGGTCAACTGATAATAATAAATATAACAATATTGAGAACAATGGGTTTATGTTCAGGGAAACAGACAATTGTATTGTTATTCCAAGTGACGGTTTATATGCTATTGAAATGGATGCCACTTTTGATATAAATAATGCTGATTTATCAAAGAGTGTGTTGAGATATTATTGGAATAATGAAATAGACGGAGTTGACCAACATACAGTGAATGTTAATAAATCTTGGAATAATTACCCAATTGAAATACAATTAGTAAGAAACACTAATGATAATATTGAATTAATACATGGACCAATTCAAGAAAATGGAACAACTACAAATTATCCACATGAAGCAACCAATTCAACATCATCAAATTCAAATAGAACTATGTTGAATCAAGCGATTGTAACATTATATAACAAAGGTTATCAGACTAAAATAAATGAATTAATGGCATATGACCCTTGGGTTAGTGAAAATTTCATATGTGGTTTCAGTTCGATTTCAACATGCCCATCTGTTATGAAAAATGGTTATAGTTGGAATAACACTATTGGGGTTAAAAATAATGTCAGATATTCAATGCCTGGATATTGGGGAGTTAATACTGAAAATGGAGTTACAACTTTTACCAAGACAAGTTTTAACAATAATGCTTTATATGGAGCTTCTGATAATTATTGCTCTTCAACTGGTACTTACTCAAAAAAAGGTAAAGTAAGTTTAGTTATGGAATTAAATAAAAATGACATCATTTCATTAAAGGCAGTTACTCGTTTTTATGAATTGGAAAGTGGTACTATAAACGACTATAATATCAATATTTCAGGTAAATTAACTTTAAGGGCATTATCTCCAAAAGGTATAAATGAAATGGATTCAGGTAGATTGGATTTCCAAAGTAATTCACAATTTGGTGATAAGTTAAATCTGGCTAATTTTTTGAATGAAGAAACCAAAATGGTTGATTTTGTTAATAATGTGATAAAAGCATTAAATCTTGAATTTAAACAAGAAGGTAATATTGTTTATCTTAATAAACAATTTAAAAATATAAATGATATTAAATATTGTGTTAATATAGATGATAGGGTAAATTCAAAAGAAGCAACAAGTGAACCAATAGATTATCCATCCTCAATGCAAGTAAAATATTCAATTGATACAGAGGAAGAAGGCTTTTATCAATCTGTAAGTGAGAAACATATTAATGATGATGATTGGACAGATTGGGGAGAATATGGTTCAGAAAAAATAAATTTAGTTGATAGTGATGAAGCGAAAAGTGAGGAAGTGACATTGAATAATAGTTATTGCTGGTATGATGACTTTACATTGGTTAACTATGACTCATATGGTAATGAAATTGATAGAGTTACATTAAATTTACCTGTTCAAGCAAAAACTGAAAATATGATTGAAGGGGCTAATTATGAGGAAATGGCTAAACAGGATGGGAGGTCATTGAAACAAAGATGGTGGTTCAGAGTATTACCAACACAATATAAAGTAAATATGATGAATAAATACCCTATTAACTTGGCAATACCTCAAAACACTAATGGTTATTTTACATTAAATTACTATAAAGCAGATAATACATTATTGACAAATTATTTCAACGTTCTCCCAATGGCAGATAGTAACTTTGTTGAAGTGGAATGTTATTTATCACCTATTGAATATAAATCTCTTAGAAATGGTGCTAATGTGATATTTGATAGTGATGTTTATCTCATATCAGAAATAAGCGGATATGACCCAACAGGCAATAATAAAACTAAATTGAAATTAATTAAAAAGACATAATAAATATGTTTAATTAAAATTTAAAATCATGGCAAATGAAAAAAGAATTTTTACAATTCAAATAAATGGTATATCAGAGAGTACATCTGCACTCTCTGACCTTACCAAACAATTGGATGAATTAGAAAAAAAAATAAAACAACTTGAAAAGAGCAATGTTAAGATAAATGCATCAAGCGGTTCAAGTGGTAGTTCAAAAGGTAATAAACAGCAGCTTACAGAAGAGCAGAAACTTCAACAACAAATCAACAAGGAGATTGAGAAAAGGGCTGCAATGCAGACTAAGGAATATCAGGAATTGTTGAAACAGAAACAAGCTACCAAGGAAGTTGCTAGTTTACAAAAACAAGTAAGTGAAGGTAAAATAGAAATCAACGATGAAGGTGTAGCTGAATTTACCAATGGCATAAGTCAATTAAAAGCTCGAATTGCTGAATTAAAAGTTGAAGCTGCAAATGCTGTACCTAAAGATTGGATGGGTGGGGATTTACCTGAAAGAGTAAATGAAATAAATGCTGAGATTAAAAAAATGACCGATGCTCTTAAATCATTTGAACAATCACAAGGCACTTTCTCTCGTGGAGTGGGTGATTATTACAATGAATTTAAAAGGGCATTAGCTGATGCCAATAAAGAGATTGAAAACTCAGGTAAAAGGCTTCAAACACTCCAATCAAAGAAAACCGCATTACAAGGCTTAATTAACACTGCAAAGGCTGGGACTGAAGAGTGGGAAAACTATAAAAAAGAATTAGAAGAAGTAAATAAAGAAATCAATTCACTTGGTGGCAAATTAAGAGCAGAGGATATTATCAATCCTAAAGTAGTCATTACTGTAAATGATTTGAAACTTGAATTTGATGACCTTGGTCAATCTGTTTCAGTACTGGAAGATAAGTTATATCAATTAAGAATTGAAGGCAAAGCCAATACTGAAGAATATCAAAATATTGTTAATGAATTACAAAAAGTAAAACAAACAATAAGAGAAACAGATGATGAAATTGATGCGTTGACATCAAGGACAAGAGGTTTGGATATGGTTGTTGGTGCATTCCAAGGGCTTACTGCTGCCATGCAGGTAGGTGCTGGTGTTGCTGGTTTGTTCGGAAAGTCAGAAGAGGACTTGCAAAAGACTTTACAAAAAGTTACTTCATTGATGTCAATTGCACAAGGATTACAAGAAATCCATAATCAATTGACACAGAAAGGAACATTATTGAACAAGGCTTGGCAATTATCACTTGCAGGTGCACAGAAAGTAATTAACTTGTTCAGTAAGACACAGAAAGCTGCCACTGCTTCAACTGTTACCAATACAAGTGCAATAGCTGCAAATGCTGCTGCTACCACTGCCACTGCCACAGCCACAACAGTAGCCACAACAGCAACCAGAGTATTTACTGTTGCAATGAAAGGTTTGAAATTGGCAATAGCAAGTACTGGTATTGGTTTATTGGTTATTGCATTGGGTGAATTGGTAAGTTGGTTAATGAGTGGTTCTAATGAAACTGAGAAGTTTGCAAAAGAAATGAACAGTTTATCTTCAGCATTAGAAGGTATTGCTCTTCAATCTGAAAGAAGTGCTAAATGGTTGGAAAACATATCAAAGATAGGGGCTGCAAGTGATATAGATAAATTAACACAAGCATTTAAAAATCTTCAAATAGAAGAAAAAGAAGCTACTAAATTAGTAAATGATTTTGCTGAAATGTTAACTAAAACCAAGTCAGATGTAACAGATACAGATGTTGAATATTCTTTATCAACTTTAGTCAATAGATATAGAGAGTTGATTAAAGAAGGAAAATCAATGGAAAATATAAATAAACAAATTGTCAAATCATTTATTGAGTGGGTTGGAACAGGTGAGCAAAGTACAGCAACCATTGTTGATATGTTTGAAAGAATCAACGCTTTAGGTATTGATTGGGATAAAATATTACAAATTAATGGTTTTGAAGAGTCTCTTAGTCGCTTAACTGAAATATCTCAAAATGTTGAGAATGCACAATTTGATGTAATGGGGCGTTTTAGGGATTTAGAACAAGAAATTATTGACAACAATATTGAAGCAATGCGAGATGGTTTGAATAAACAGTTGAAAATGATTCAAACCGAAAGAGAAAAACAATTAAAAGCATTAGAGACTACACCTGTAACTGAAGAATTTTTATCTGAAGAACAATTGGAAACCATTGCCAAAGCAAGGGAAGCAATCAATAAAAAATATGATAGACAAGAACTTGAAGCAAGAAAATCATTTGCAAAAGAAGTTGCCAATGTTGAAAAGTCTATACAGAATAATAAGATAGCTATTATGCAGGAAGGTCTTGATAAGACACTTACACAACTTGAACAACAAAGAAAATCTGAAATTGATGCTGCAAAGGAAACAGGTATTAAGGTTGGTGAACAAACCAAGGCAATCAATGACAAATATGATGCTGAAATCCTTAAAGCTAAGGAAAATTTCTATAAGAAAAGAGAAGAAGTTTTCAAACAATTTGCTCAAAATTATAGAAACATTGCCAATAGTTTTGCATCTGCTGATTATGAAGCACAAGTTCAGGATGTAAATGTATCAAGTCAAGAAAAACAAGGTTCTTTAACATTTGATACTGATGCAACGCTTAAAGCATCTGTTGATAGTCAGAAATCATATTATGATGAAATAGTAAAATTGAAACAAGAAGCTACCAATCGTTTGAATGAACTTGATAAAAATAGAGCAATTGATACTATGTTTAGTGACAGACAAGATGAAAATGAACGATATTCAGAACGTCTTAAAGTAATTGAAGAATATCATAAACAAGGTTTGACATCTGAAGAAGAATATAATAAACAATTGGAAGATGAAAAACAACAGCATAATGATATGATTCTTCAAATTGAAACTAATGGTCAAAGGACTGTTGCTGAAGTTGATAGAAAATATTCACAGGAAAGGCAAAATATATTGGCTGATGCTAATGCAAATACTATCAGAAGTTTCAATGATTATTATAATGAAATAGCAAGACTTCAAGATACTTCCACTTCAACTTATAAATTGACAGGTATCATTGATTACAAGTCAACAAAACAGAACTTGGAAAAAGTTAAGAATGAATATAGTAATTTATTGAAACAAATTAATTTGGAATATGATAAATTACAGAAACAATTCGATAATAAGGAGATTTCATTCAATGACTTCCAAGAAGCCAAGAAAGAGTTGAAGGATTTGGAACAAGCAACTAAGGATGCTGGTAAAAATGTATCGCAAAGTATGGATGAATTGATTTCAGTCACTATACAAAGTTATACACAAATGCTTGGTCAAGGTTTGCAACTTATAGCTGAGATATGGCAGACAATATCAGATATGCGTGTAGCTGCTATCGAAGCCCAAATTGAAGATTTGGAAGATGAATATTCAGAATTGGAAAAAGCTTATGAAAAACAGGAAGCGTTAGTTGAAAAACATACCAACAAAGTAAGTGATATTGAAAATGAATTGAAAACAGCCAGAGGAGATAGGCGAGCTTATCTTATTGAACAATTAAATTCTGAAAGAAGAGCGCAAATTGAAGCTCTTCAAGAGGAAGAAAATATCGAAAGAAAGAAACAGCAGAATGAGAAAAAACAAGAAGCATTGGACAAGAAACGCCAAAGAGAACAAAAGAAAGCAGCAAAAGCACAAGCTATCATATCAGGAGCTTTAACTATTGCTAATGCTTTGGCAACAGCTCCATTTATTCCAGTAGGTATTGCAATGGGTGCTTTGGCAACAGGACTTGTAGCAGTTCAAATTGCAAAAATAAATTCAACACAATATGCTGATGGTGGTTTATTGAATGGTAAACCTCATTCACAAGGTGGTATTCCTGTTGGCAACACTGGTATTGAAGTTGAAGGAAATGAATATGTTGTAAATAAAAAATCAACACAAGCAAATTTACCTTTGATAGATTATATCAATTCAAATAGGAGAAAATTGACAAGAGATGATTTAATAAATTTCTTTGATAATGGTAAACAAGGATTGATAAATAAAGGTATCAGAAATAAATTTGCTGAAGGTGGTCAATTACCTGAAGTTGGAGAAATAGATGTTAAGTCACTTATCAACTATGAACCAGAACAAGATAATCAAGTTATTCAAGTACAAGTAGTTGATATTATCAATGCTACTGAAAATGTTAAAAAAGTACAGGTTTTATCAGGTTTATAAATTAAGAGAGGATAATATTATCCTCTCTTTTTTATTAATATGTTTATTAAAAATTAATTAAAAAATAAATGGAGACAGTAGTAACCTATTTAATTGTTGGTGTCAGTTCAGTTCTATCTTACTTACTGGCTCACAAACACATATTCCCATTAATAATAAGTTGGTGGAAGGAACATAATGATAACAAATTGAAATATAAATCTGATTTACAAGCAGTTGAAGAAGTAAGCAATAATATATATGCTAATCAGATAAAATTTCTTAACGAGCAGATTGATTCTCTCCAAGATATAATTTCATCTAAATCAGAAGAGTTAAAAAAACTTTATGATGAATTATCTAGAATGAGAATAAGAGTTAAGAACATTGAATTGGAACTTATTTCAACAAAAGAAGATTCAGTGGTCTATTTACAAAATTGTTGTTCAAAAAAGGATTGTCCTATGCGTGTTCCTTGCTCTGATGCTGACAAATTAATTGACAAATACATCGGTGCTTATGAAACAGAGGGAGAAGGAAAAATTTAAAATATTGACATTACTTATTATATCATTACTTTTTAATATTGGAATATCTATTCATATAGGTTATCATCATACACATCCAGATTATGTTATAAAAACTGAAATAAAAGTTGATACTATTATTGAAACAAAATATGAGACAGATACAATTATTATTCCTGATACTTTATATAAATATAAAACTATTGTTATCAATGATACCACTTACATCGAAAGACGTTATAATGATTACCTATTTACTGACGATTATTATACTCTTTTTATCAATGCTGTTGATTTGAATAAATATAAATTAGATATACATAAAACTGACACTATAAGATTCACAAAACAGGTTGAAGTTCCAATATATGTTAAACCAAAGGAAAAACATTGGTATTATGGAATTGGAATGGGTGTAGGCTATGGCTTATTTAATAAAAAACCTGACATATATGTCGGTATTAGTGCAGGATATAAATTTTAAAATATACACTGTTTATTGTTTGACACTGGGCATCGCTACCAAAGACACAAGGACTGTGCAGGGGAATGGGGTGTAACATTCCCCTTTTTAATTTTAATATGTTTATTTAAAAATAGTTAATATATGGATGATTTGTTTTTAAAGATGATACCTGTTATCCTGAACAATGAATGTGGTAAGGGTAATGGTTATGTGAATGATAAAGATGACAATGGTGGAGAAACGATATATGGTATTGTTAGAAAATTTTATCCAAAGCTTGAAATTTGGAAATCGCTTGATAATATCAAAGGTGTAAGAGAAAAGAAATCTTACCAACCGACAGAGGAAGAAATGAACGAGATATTCAAGATATATTATCTGAATTATTATAAACCTTGTTTGGTAAATCTTTTCAATGATAATGAATTGGGATTACAAGTATTTGACTTTGCTGTTAATGCAGGTGTAAAACAGGCTATCAAGACACTTCAGAAAGTACTTAGAATATCAATGGATGGTATATGTGGCAGACAGACAATCACAACTGCCAATGTCAAGAGAGGTGTATTGGAAGCATACAAGATGGCTCGTGTGGATTTCTATGTTGAAATATCAAAGAAAGGGAACAACAAGAAATTTCTTCAAGGATGGGTGAACAGGGTAGCCAATACACATCTGTAAAATTTACATTTTAATTAATATGTATATATAAAAGGGTTTAAAAAATGTTACAATTAAAGAAAAAAAAGAAAATCAAATGTTATGACGTTAGCATGGACAGTGATGTAATTGCAATATCCTTGGTTGATGACCCTGCAATTGAATCTAACTTTATAGCCCTTTCCAAAGAAACTCCTAAAGTAATTTATCTTGAAAAAGAGGATAAACATTTAATAATTGGAGCAGTTCTTATTCCTGACAAACCAATATATCGAAATCAAGACGGTGAGGAATTTTATATTCAATTTTCAAAAGAAACAATTGAGAAGTTAGCACATGATTATTTAATACATGATAGAAACAGTTCTGTTACAGAACAACATGACAGAATAGTTGAAGATGTGTATTTAGTTGAAACATGGTTAAAAACTTCTGAAATGGATAAATCCAACGAATATATGGATGTTCCAGTGGGCACTTGGATTGCAGCCATGAAAGTGGAAAATGAAGATATATGGAGTAAAGTCAAGAATGGTGAATTAAAAGGATTTTCAATTGAATCATTTGTTAATTTGAATGAAATAATGTTAAATAAAATAGAAAATAAAGATATGGCTAAAGAAGTTAATATGGAAGCTATACAGGTTGATGACAACTTTTGGGATAAATTAAGAGAAATCATTTCAAAGGCTATGGGTAAACCACAAGAATCAAACGAAGTTGAAAAGACTGTTGGTGAGATTGTGGACGAAATGGAAATTGAAGGTGGTTCAAAAGAAGAAAAACCTAAAGTAGTTGAACAAGCTGACCAAGCTGAAGAAGTTGTTCCTGCAATTGACGAACAAGTTAAAGAAATTGTAGATGACATCAATGAAAAGGCTGATACTCAGGAAGAAGCAAAAGAAGATTTACAAGCAGTTGTAGACGGGCTTCGTGAGGAAATAGCTAAGAAAGATGCTGAAATCGAACAATTGAAAAAAACAAATGCTAAATTATCTAAACAACCAAGCACTAAACCAGTAAAAGCTGAATTGGGAAGTCAAACTTCAAATATGGAAGCTGCTTTGTGTTGGGCAAGAGGTGATTATAAATTAGCAAATAAATAAGAATAAATAGTAAAAAATATTAAATAAAATGGCAGATTTTATTAATGTAGAAAACCTTACATACTGTGGTAAATATGCACAGGAGATAATGGTAAAAGAATTATATGAATCTAATTTAAGAGGTTATGGTTTCACCTATATGCCAGGTGTTAAATACAAACAACAAATTGTAACAGGAAATGTTGGTGACTTGTTCCAAGCATACACATGTCCTTTCTCACCATCAGGTGATGTTACTTTAAGTGAATCTTGGATTACTCCTGTGGTAATAAAAGTTAACTTGGAAAACTGTTATGATGATTTCTGGAAACTTTACATGAGTGAACAAACTGAAATCTCTTTAAATGGTGGTATTCCACAAATGTTCTTCGAATGGTTCTTCCAATCAAGATTGTTAGTTGAACTTCGCAGAGAATATGAAGATATTTTCTTCAATGGCGACACTGCATATGCAGGTAGTAAAAACTACTTAAAATTAGTTGATGGACTTATCAAACAAATGGGTGCTGACAAAAACACAAAACACATCAAAGGAACTGCTTTCACAGTTGATAATATTTTAGCACAAGTTGAAGCATTATCAATGGCTGTACCTGAAGATGTTGTATTGGATGATTTCAAGATTTTCATGAACATCAATGATGTCAGAGTATTGAAAGCTGCTTTAGGCAAAAGTTCACCTTTAACTGTTGACATTTGGAGTAACTTTACTCGTGAAGGAGAAAGAATCTTTGTTAATGGTATCGAAGTTGTTGCAACTCTTCAAGCAAGAAACTCTATGATAATGGGTCCAGCTAAAAACATTGTATTAGGCTATGATGTAGCTGATTCTGAAGTTCAATACAAATTGATTGATATGAGAGAAACTACTTTGGACAATACTTTCCGTGTAGGTGTTATTACTAATATCGCAATCGGTTATGCTTATCCAGAATTGTTTACAATCTCTACACCTAAATTGGAAAACAACTAATCATTGTTAAAAAATCATAATATTGGATAGTTGAAAATATACTATCCAATATTTCAATAAAATAATAAAAATTAAAATATATAAAATATTATGGCAGTTTGTCTATTAAATCAAGATATTTTACTTTCAACCGCTTGTGGTTATTCATTGAAACAGATTACTGACTTGTATTTAGCTAATTACAGTGATGTAACGGCTACTACAATTGGTAAACCAACAGGTGACGAAACAACAGGTGTTGAAGTATTAACTATTACAATGAAAGCTAATGCTAAGTTCTATCACATAGAACCAGCTAAGGATTCAGCTACATATGACGATGCATTACAAGTTGGTGATGGTGGTTCTAAATATAGAACTTCAACTGTTACTTTCAATATCAGTGGTGCTTATACTCCTGATATGGTGGATGTTATTGATGCTCTTTCATTAGGACGTTACATTATCGTTGCTAAATTATCTGATGGTACTTATGTAATGTTTGGTCGTTTGACTCCTATGGAAGCAAATGCTACTTCACTTCAATCTGCTGCTGAAGCAACAGGTTTCAATGGTATCACAGTTACATTTACTAATAACAATACTGAAGCTCCACTTCCATTAAGTGCAGATGCTATCAAGACTGTTTTAGGTACAAAAAGCACATGAAGAGCAGCAACATTTGTTGCAAGTAAGACGAGAAGTGAAAAAACAAAATAGTTTTAAGGGATGTAGAATGGCTACATCCCTTTTTTGTTTCCAATATGTTTATTTAAAATAATTTAAAACATGGTAACAGATTACAATTTACAGTGTAGTTATCAAATTGGTACTTTAAAAGATAAAATATTTTTATTACCATATGATGAAACCACTTCAATAAACTATAAGATAGATAACAATAAAATTAATGTAACAGGAATACATTATCAGAATTGTTATACAGTTGAAGGTATAAATGTTATATTAAATGAAACAGAAAGTTATGACAATCGTTTTAAATTTGCTACAACAGTTTCAATTAGTATTAAAGAAGAATTATATAAAGATAATCTTGATGCTTTCAATAAATTAAGGAATAAGAAATGGTTTGTTATAGTTGAGAATTATAATAATAACCAATTCATAGCAACAGTTGATTTTCCAATGATGTTTGAATATAATTATTCATTTACAACATCAAATGAAGAATCTCATACAAATACACTTACATTTACAGGTCTTTCAAATATACCTGTTATGATTATTGATAATCCATTAACAAATATTAATATATTTGGTCTTATTTCCAAATCTTGCTTTTATAATATTGGTAATATCAAGGATTTAAAATTATGTAATTTTAAAAATACTTTAATTAAAAAAAATGTTAATGGGTATGAATTTGATAATATTTTTGTAAATGGTGGAGAAACATATCATACTGTTGAATTTATTAAAAATACATTTTCTTTTACAGAGCAATATAAAAATAATAAATTTACTTCAACATTAACATTTTCAATACCATTAAGTGATTATAAGTATATATTTCATTATAATTTAATAGAGTTTAAAAAGAATAGATATACTGTTGTTTTCAGAACTGATAATGGTAATGTATTTGCTGCTGGTTTTGAATATGGTTTTTTTCCAAGCTATACAATTCAAACTAGCGAAGAAGTAAATACATTAAATACTATTACCATTACACTAAAACATGAAGGCGATATGTCTTTATTCATGTCAAGAAAGAATGATAGTGATATTTATATTGTTGATGAAAGAGTAACGTTTGTTCCAAAAAAACAAATAACAAAACCTAATGGTGATGTTATTTCAACAGAAATATGTATCAATGAGACCCAAGCAATCAGAACATTACTTAACGAACAAACTGTAACAGGTGAAGAAACAGACAGATATTGGTGTCTTAAAGGATATGAAGATATGTATTCATTCCTTAATATTGTTGGAACATACACAGAAGAAGATGATTTTGGAATACAATTGATAATAAATTCTAATAAATGCTCAAAAGACAGTGAGACTGAATGTAATTTTGAATTAAATCCACCATCTTCAATTACATTATATGTACAAGACCAACAAGTACAGTTTCAATTAAAAGGAACATGTGATTGGACTGTTACAAAATTCCCGACATTTGTGATGGTAAATCCAATGCAAGGTATAGCTAATGATAGTGTAACAGTTACAGTAACAGCAAGAGTAAACCCTTCAGAAAATGGAGAACAGGGAGTTATTGAAATAATATCAGGCAATAAAAAATATGAAACACAAGTAAATTTAGTTCCTCTTGGTGATTGGATTTCTCCTGATATATTTAATATCACTGCCCAAAAACAAGTGGTTAGTTGTTTTACCACTTTATCTTCTTCAAATATTGAATTGGTAAATACTGACGGATGTGTTGTTTCATTTCAAGGAAATACAGTAAATATTACAGTTCCAGAAAATCCTAATGAATATCCAAGAACCAAAACCATAACAGTTAAAAATAGATTGACAGGAATAGAAAAACAAATATTGATAAATCAGGATAAATTATACACCGAATGGAGATGGTTATCAAATGATGACATTATTTGTAATGGTATAATATCTTATCAAAAATTAACTAAATTTAAAGGTTATACATCAACCACTGTTAATATTCAAACATCTGAAACCAAGCAAGGTGACAAAGTATTAGATAATGACAGCAGATGTTATGTTGAAAAGATTGAATGGAGAACAACTACCGAAACTATGTGTGATGGAAGCAACCTATATTATGTTGAGGAAGAATGGAAATCAATTGATGGCGGTCTCACTTTTACTGCCACTGGCAAAACAAGAAAAGGAAACTTGGTTGAAACAAATTCTCCAACTTGTGATAATAGATATTTTTGGATTGATAATAATGAAACCATATGTGTGAATGGTAATTTATATCAGAAATTAGAAAAATATTTTAATAATGGTACATCATTAGTTCCAACAGGTGATGTAAAGACGGGAAAACTGTTGGAAGTTCAATCTCCATCTTGTTTGAATCCTGAACTTAATATTATTAAATATACATTCTGGTATCATAATATATCAACAACACAACCATTAACCAATCTTAAAATACAAGCATCCACAGACTTTACAATAAATTGGGGTGATGGAACTTCAAGTAATTATCTTGCAAGCGATTATGAAATTCTTAATGTTTGTTCACATATATGGACTAAAGCAACGCCATCAAGCGGAGACAGTTGGCATGAATATACAGTACAAATAAGTGGGGGTATCTATAATTTATATTTAGATAAACCAGATACATCAAAAACGACTGATTTTTATTATGTAGCCATTGATGTTGAAAAAGGAACTGAATTAAGATATATTTACATGAACACTACAAGATTGAAAGATAATTCAATCAATCTATCAACTTGTGAGAAATTGATTTCATTCCAAATGATAAATAATTATGACACAAAAGGTTTGACATCATTTGTATATCCTACCTATTCAATGCTTGAATATATCAAGATAGGTAATGAAAATTACAATATAAGAAGTTATATCAATACAAGACAATTACAAACAATAGCGGATAATCTACCAACCTATTCAAATGACAAACATGGAATTATTGATTTATGTTATAATCCTGATGATAATGGCACTGAATATGGATGTGGTATAGACGAGACACCAATAAACAGTAAACAATGGCATAAGTCCAATGTATGCTGCAAGGTTGATGGAAGTAAGGATTATAGATTAATTGAAACAGGTGATTTCATTTGTGATACTGAAAACCATATCAAATATTCTGAAATGAAACTGCAATATTGTACTTATAATGCAAGTACAGGATATTGGTCAGCATGGCAGGATGTAACGCCAATAGAAACTTATTATGGGGAAATAATAGAATTGAATAGTGCTGATTGCGGTGGTGGAAGTCAGGAAAATATCAAATGGGAATTAAGAATGGATTTATATGAATGTGATGGTTTTGATTCATATTATCAGGAACAGAAATTCATTTCAACAGATGGTGTAAATTATAATCCAGCTGTTCCTGAAGAATTCAGACGTGGTAAATTGAAATTGAAGAATGACCCTTTATGTGGGTATGTTCCACCAATATTGCCATTATACAGATATGATACTGTATTAGGTGATTATATCTGTGGAGATGAATACACATCACCTGAAATACCATCACAAACAGGTAATTTTAAGATGACATTATTCAAGCCCACAACCATAACAATACCTTTTGATGGTAATGCAATGATAGTTGATTGGGGGGATGGTACTATCAATACAGGTACTAATACCCACACATATGCATCAGAACAGATATACACAATACAAGTAAAAGGTGTCATAAATCAAATGGGAAGTATAGGAGAAATATCTAATAGACTTAATTTCCAAAATACATTAATTAGAATTGATTCATGGGGTTCTCCTGATACAATTCAGATTGTCCCTTCAAATCTTTCAATTGCAGGAGCTTTTGCTGGTTGTAACATATTGGCAATATGTGCTGATGACACATATGGAGTGCTGAATGGTATTAAAGTGTTTTATAATGTATTTTCAGGATGTTATACATTATATGGAAATAGTCTAAGGATATTGGGACAGGAAGTATATGACATTGAAGGTGTCAATGTGGATGCCATGTATTGTAGATGTACAGAACTTTCAAATTATGATTATTTGAACAAGAACCATAACAACATGGTTATATGTTAATATTAAATGGGGGTAGTGATACTCCCATTTTTGTTTATAATATGTTTATTAAAATTAAAAATAAGATAAATGGCAGAATATACTAAATATCAGAAAAAACAATTGTATTTTTCCACTGATAATGGTGTTACTTGGAGACCATATAATCCACCTGTTTACAGACAAGGCGATATTATTGAGACAAATTCCCCTGATTGTGGCTATTCAGAACCGCAATATAGATGGTATGGGAATGATGTAAACGATTATGTGTGTTCCAATTTTAACAAGTATTATAGAGAATATTATCAAGTATCTAATGATGGTGGTAAGACATGGACTAATGTAGAACCATTACAGACTAGAACAGGAAGCCTTATAGAAACCAATTCATATGATTGTGATTATGGGGTCACTTGGGAGATTGTAGATGGTTCATATGTATGCGTTCTCGCTTCAGAAAATTTCAGATGGGTTCAATCAGGTACTATGTGTGATGGTAACAATTCCTATCAAAGAATGATTCAACAGGTATCATATGATGATGGAAAAACTTGGACTGATGTAGCTGGTACTGAAATGAAAGGTGATTTGATTATGTCACCATCTCCTGATTGTTCTACTTATGAATTTACTTGGAATGAAACAGGAAATCTGATATGTTGTGGAGAAACATCTTATAAAGAATTGATATACCAATATGATGATAATGGCACTTGGAAGGATGTTACACCTACCCAAACAAAGAAAGGCGACTTAGTAACAGGTGAGTTTGGAATATGCATTTTGGAAATGGATAATACAAATATTACAAATGTAGGAGAAATTAATCCATATCAAGGAGAAATGCAAGATTATTTCAAAGTTGGTAATAAATTATATGCTATTCAACCCAATGAAGCGCAAGCAATTCAGTCACAAACATATACATTATATGAATTGAATACAAATGATTTTGTTAATCCAACTAAATCAACAAGAATTTTAAGATATGGTGGCGGTAATCCTTCCACATGTTCTCCATATAAACCTGAAGGAAATAAGGATTATTATTCAAGCGGTGGCAGAACAATATTAGGTGGAAAATATAATATAAAATCTGATGTTGGTTATACACAATGTTATTGCTATATCGAACCTGATGTCAATTCAAATTTGATAAAATATATTGATGTTAGTGAGAATTGGAATGAAAGATATAATACAGATTATAACAAGCCACCATTTATATATCCTGCTATGACCACTGCAACTTTCAATTTAACAACTAAAAAAGACATTGAAGGTAGAACATTTACTGTTGTTCAAATAAATGGACAAGATTTTAATCTTCCATATTCTATTACAGAATGTTCATATACAAGTGGTAATTTCTTGTTTTTACCAAACAATTCAACATTTGCATTTAAAGGAAAACATGATGGAAAAGTAAAATTATTTGTAATATACAATAATAAACTTTATTCAATAACACCTTCAGAAATAGAAATCAAATTGAGAAGTGTTTATGGGGAAAGATTTGATTCATATGATGATTCAATGAATGTTTATTACATTTCAAATGATGGCATATGTTATGTTAATTGTGGTATAATGTTGAAAAATGAATCTGTAAGGAGATATGATGTTGTTGGTATAAAATTAAAAGCTGCATCAAATGATTGCCATGAAGGTGAAGGTGCTAAACCTGTACCAGACCCAAATCCAGGAGAATATGAATATAGATGGGTTGATGTTGTTGGAGAAACAATATGCAATGGTGTAAATTTATGTCAATTACAAAAACTTCAACGCAGACCATTACCTGTTGTAGATGATAATTGGGAAGATACAGGTACTACAAGAGCAGGTTCTATATTGGAAGTAAATTCTGTTAAATGTGGTTATATAAATGGTGTTTATATAATAACTGAAGAAACATATACATTGAATCCTAATCCATCATCAATTGTTCAAATTACACCTAATTTTCCATCTTCTACTAATGTTGAATATTCAATTAGAGCTATTTATGACTTGAAGAATAACAGACAATTGAATGGTATTTATACAATAGTAAATTCTCAATATTATTATAATATTATTGAAGATAATGGTAATATGAGATGGGCAAATTGGTTAGCAGTATATGAAGAAAAAATATCGCATATTTATGATAATTTTGTATTTAATGACCGTTATAGATATGATATAAATACTGGTAATAGAGAAAAATTAAATATTGCTGATGGTGCAATATTTTATGATAGATATGCAATTGCTCCAGACGAAAAAGTATTAGATATTATAAATAATTCTATTGTTCAGAGAAATTATAAATATTACAATATTTATGGTTATGAACCATGTTATAATTTTATGAATAAATTTAATGATTATTTGAATATTTATTCATTAGATGGAAATACTAATGGTTCAATTCAATTCAATATACCTAACAGAAACCCTGAGTTAAACCAATTAAATGGTGGGGATAGTGTATATGCTTATGCCCTTGCAAAAACAAACTATACATATAAAGGAATTGGTTTTATAAATATATCAGAAAATAAAGTATATGATGCTTTATTTACATATGATACAACATCAGCATTTTTAAATGAACAATTTGGTGCTATGATTGATGGAAGAATCTTTTACAGTATGTATAGAGAAAATAACGATTATTATTTAAGAAAATATCAGATATAATGGCAAAATACAATAGATATTACAGAGAACAGAAATATTACTTAGGTCAACCAGTAGACCCACCTGTTTATAGACAAGGTGGGCTATATGAACTAAATGTTGAATATGAAACACAAGAAGAATGTGAAATTGGAACTATTATACCACTTCCACCATTAACAACACCTGTGTTACCAACAGTGAACATGACATATAATATACCAGATGAAACGGAAACTATTGAAGTTGATTTAGGTCATCAATTTAAATTGGATAGTGTAAATTACATTATGACTGATGATGGTATGAAATTATTGGTTTATGGAAATCCTAAATATGCAAATGAATTTGTTGGGGTTATTATTCAACCTGACGGTCAGCAAATTATTGATGTAGATGTAACAAATGATATATTTGGATATGAAGGTTATTCATTGAACCCTTTATGTTGCCAAACTTTTTATTATTCAAATAATGTCATGAAAATGATATTACATAAAGAAGTAAAAAATACTCATGAATATGTTATAGTAAATATCAACATGACTAATGGCAACATAGAAACACAAATGTTGGATAATTTTATATTCGATAATGCTTGGGGTGATATATATGCAATTGATAATGAGTATATTTATACAAAAAGATATGTGTATAATTATACAAAAGATGAAATAATATACAATAATTTAGCAAGGGATAACGGTTATTTCTATTTTAATTCATCAAATGAATTGATATATTATTGGTATAAATCTTATTCAGTGCCATCAGATATAACAAGAGGTACTGAAATTGAAATATTCAATATGAAACAGAATAAGAGGTACTTATATACCCCATCCTTATTCAACTTAGAATATTTTGGAGAATATAATTCTGTATTCCCATTTATTTGTGATATATATTACAGAAATTATCCTGAAAATATAATACAAATACATAATGGAACTACATTGTATAATTCAAGTAAACAGTTTAATGACAGATTTATCAATTATGGAGATGCTTGTTATTATCAACCTATTGTAAGTAACTCAGTATGCACCATATATAAATCAGTATTTGAACAAGTTTCTTAATAATATGTTTATAAAAGAAAAAATAATAAAAAATGGCTACTATAACAAGACAAGGTAATAGTGTAGTGATAGTAAATGGGGAAATTACCAATCAATTTCCCCTTAATACTATATTTGCTCACATTGATAAAAATTCTCAAAGTTTAGATATTAAACTTAGAGCTTCAAGAAAGACTATCATGTCGCTTGATTACAGAGATGTTACTGAACCAGCATCAACAAGTGCTGAAGATTTATTAACAAAAGTAACTCCTTTATTCTATGCTTAAATAATGTTGGTAAGTAGTGCTTACTGACTTAAATAAATTAATATTAAAAATGATTAAAATTTCAAAGAGTGGAAACTCTATTTTAGTTGAAGGTATTGAAAATAACTTTTATGTTGATAATGGTAAGTTGACATTTCCTTCAAATTCATTGATTCTTACAATTGATGAATCAGACATGGCTACATTCAAAAGCGCAGCCAACAATGATGTTATGTTTTCTGGTTTAATTGAAAACATTAGAATCAGTGGAGAAACTGTTACAAAAGATGATATTATTAGTAAATTTGGAATTGTTGCTTATTCATCTGGTGGCGGTGGTGGAACAAGCGCAGTGGATTCAGTAAATGGACAAACAGGAGATGTAGTTATTACTGCTGCTTCATTGGGAGCTATTACTAAGGTTGATGCTGACAAAGAATATGCAACGAAAACTGAATTGGAAGAAAAACAAGAAGTTTTCCAAGTTAATGCTCCTATGTCATTTGAAAGGGATGAAGCAACACAAGACTTGCATCTTTCAATTAATTTGGATAATTATGCAACAAAAGCTGAACTCCCTGATGTATCTGATATGGAAACTAAAACTAATGCAGCAGCAACATATCAGGTAAAAGGTGATTATGCACTTAAATCAGAAATTCCAGACATTTCCAATTTAGCAACCAAAACAGAAATCAGTGCTGTATCAGCAGAAGTGGAACACAAGGCTGACAAGGCAACCACCTATACAATGACAGAGGTTGATGAAAAATTGGGCAAGAAACAAAATACATTAGTTGCAGGAGCTAATATAACATTAGGCGAACCAGACCCAACAACAGGAAATGTAACAATTTCAGCGACAGGTGGAAGTGAACCTGTGGATGCATATACCAAGAGTGAATCTGATGCAAGATTCCAAGGTAAACTTACTGCTGGTTCTAACATTACAATCAGTGAAGATAATGTTATTTCTGCTACTGGAGGGGGTGGAGAAACAGGTGTAACATCTGTTAACGGTCAGACAGGTGATGTTACATTAGAAATTCCAACTCTTCAGACAGAAAAAACTGGAACAAATAAAAACTATATATATTCTGACGACAGAAATACTTCTTATTCTGTTATTACTTCTTTATCTTGGGGGGCAGATGCTACAAGAATTTCATGTAATCCAATATATTGGGGATTTTCCAATAAATATAGGTTAAGTTATTTACCATCAGCAACAACAAGTGCAGCTGGTGTCATGACAGCAGCAGACAAATCTAAACTTGATGCTATACCTTCAATGTCAGTATTGACACAATCAGAATATGATGCGCTTCCAAGCAAAGATGCAAATACATTATATTTCATTAAAGAATAATTTCAAATAAATTTACATTAGAATATGATAAAATTAGGAGAAATTAATATATCATCTGTTAAACTTGGGGATAGTAATATCTCCAAAGTTTATCAGGGTGAAGCACTTATATTTGGTGGGGGACAACCGCCTATTGAAGCTAAATTACCAGATGATACACTTTATAATTACCGAGGAAAGAATTTCAGTGAAGATTTATTGGGGATAAAAACAGATAAAGGAAGTCCTGGCTCATTGAATTATTCAGGTGGCTCTTATGCAATGAATGGAAATTATTTGACATTATCAAACAATCCACAGTTCGAACCTGCTATACAGTCAAACATATTGAATATGTTTGACTCAGAACCAGCACTTACTATAATGTTCTCAGCATATCCAGATAGTAATACAAACAATTCATCTGATATTATTTCAAATAGGTCAACAGAATCAAATTACAATTATATGTTAAGAAATTATACAGGTGGTACATATCTGCATGGTTTGTCAAATTACCAAAATTATACATTAGCTGAAAATGATTTAGGTGATGTAATCATGTTACAGGTTGATGAAAATTCAGTTGCTAAATTAACAAATGTAACTAAAGGTATTTCAACTGAAGAATTTAATGTACAATGGGGAGAATCATCAACCAATTATACAATGTTCTATGCAAATTATAGTTCACAAAATGTAGAACATTGGAGTGGTGAATTTGGTTGGATTTTCTGTTGTAAAAGAAAAATAACAGAAGAAGAAATACAGCAAGTAATTGCATTCAATTCTAAATAAATATACTATAAAAATGGATAAATATACTATTGTTTATCCATTTTTTATTTATATAATATGTTTATATAAAAATAAAATAATATGGGCAGACCAAAAGGAAGTTTGAACAAACCTAAAAATAATAAATATGAAGTGTCAAGAAAAAATGACACAGTTGTATTGAAAATAAACATGGAGAAACAGATTGCAGGTGCTCCATTAACAAGAGATTCAAATAGAGGGTGGATTAATTTCGGTGAAAGAAACATGTACCCTCTTGATTTATCAACCCTTTATTATAATTCAATAGTGCATAAGGCATGTGTGGATTTTGCTGTAACAGCAATTATTGGAGAAGGTATAGATTATGATGCGATGAATATCAATGACAGTGAAAGTGTTCCCAACTATGGAGAGACATGGGATGTTTTCATTGAAAAGATATGTTTGGATTATGTATTATATGGTTCATATGCATTCCAAATAATCAAGAATAAGGATGGTCAAACTTATTCATATTATCATGAGCCAATCAGCAATGTGAGATGCGAACCGAAAGATGAAGATGGTGTAATAAAAAATTATTATATTTCAAGTGATTGGACTAACATATCAAAATATCCACCAATCAAATTACCAAGATTCGGTTTTCAAGACGATGAAGAAATAAAGAGTGGACAATCTTATTTATTCGTTTATGAATCATATTCACCAGACATGGAATATTATTACTCTCCAAACTATGTAGGCTCTCTTAAAGCTATTCAAACTGAAATAGAATTGATAAGATTTGATTTAAGGGCTGTGTTGAACAATTTCTCAGCATCAGGAGTACTTGCATTGAACAGAATTGAAGATGATAATGAAAGAAGAATGGTACTTGACAATATTCAAGCCATGTTCACTGGTTCTGATGCAGCAAATTCATTAATGATAACATTCAAGAATAATGATGATGATGTTCCAGTGTCTTTTACAAAAATTGACAAGGATGTGAATAATGTAGACTTGTTCAATGCATCAAATGACAGGAACATTGACAGGATAGTTGCAGCACATAGAATACCATCAAAAGGGCTTATTGGTTTACCAGCAGACAGTGCAATGCTTGGTGGCGAAGGTAATTTATTAAATGTAGCTTATAATCTTTATAATAAGACTATTGCATCCAAACAAAGAAACAATATAATTAGAACTATTAATAGAATGTTATCGCTTAATGGAATCGACACTCAAATTGTTTTAAAACCATTGTCATTCAATGTATTAACTCCAGATTCAATAAGAGAGAATATAAACGAAGATACCATTAATGAAGATAAAACAGTTTATGATACTTCCAATGTTGAAGAGAAAAGAACTAATGAAAATAATGATAATGTAAATATTAATTAATATATGGCAGAAATTAACCCAACAGTACCAGTAGTAGAAATACCAATCATCATAAACGAAGCTTATTTCAAAGCTTATTCCCCTGTTCCAAAGAATTATAATTGGGAAGAGATAAAACCATTCATCCATACAGCAGAAAAGATATGGCTTGAACCTATACTTGGGACACCACTTTATGAAGAG